TGTGCCCAACAAACACTGTTAGCATATTCTGAAAGGTATATTATATATCCTTCCATACACTCACTCTTTCTACGAATCTAGGATGAGTTTTTTTACTGCCTTTGCCTGTAGAAAAATAGTCTGTCTTTTTAAGGCCCCAGTTGCACCACTTGGTATCAATAGTTTCGAATTCAATATTATAAAAAGCGTTTCTTAACATTTCTTGATCTATATACCAGTATGCACCTTTAGAAAATGCATCTTGTAACAAATTTGAAAAGGTATGTTTAAAATTTTCTCCAGCATCACCTGTGCCTAAACTAATACAACTAGCAATTAATGTACTCGGATCTTTGGGCTTCCTCATTCCGCGTGGTTTGATTGTTACTGCTTTAAATTCTTCTAAAGAAAATTCATTAAACAATATTGCATCTGCATCAATTTGCAATACAAATTGATTTTTTTGAAATAAGTCTGCTAACTTTAAAAATCTTGCACAACTAAAATAAATTATTTCTTTAATTTTATATTCGTTGTCGGTTTTTAATAACTCTTTGTTCACAGTTAATTTACCGTTATCAGTTGCTAGCGTAATAGAATTTATAAAATCATCAGAGATAATTTCGTATGTATACGAAACACGTTTGTGATGAAATAAGTCAGTAGGGGGTCTATATAAAACTAAGTGTACATGTACACCGATCCAAGAAATGTTATTTACAATACTCTTAATTAATGGTATACCATGTTCTTGATAATAAAGCGAGTCACAAGAAAAATAAATTACATGCTTTTGAGTAGATCTAGTTCCTTGCAACTTAGGAAATTTCATAATGTAGCGTCTTCCATTCCTGCAACTCGAAGTTTTACAATATTAGTTATCTGCCATTGTTTTTGATCTAACGCTTTTAAAACGCCAAGCCATTTGTTTCTTAGTAATGCAAATTCATTAATAATTTTTTCGTAGTCAACTACGTCAGCTTCGCCGTCGACATATTTTTCGACATCTCTACTAGACAGTGCTCGTTGATAATTTTCTAAATATTTTTTAAAAAATACACTGCGTAATCGGCGTAACTCGATATTTAAATATTCGAGGATTGCTTCAATTTCTTGAAGTTGATTAAACCTATGCTCAACTATTCCTGGCATTTCTGCAGAAGTTCGTTCGATATTGCCTTTAATCTTTACTTCAAGACGAGCTGTTAAAAGCTCGTCTTCAAAGTATTGTATTGCATTGGGAATTTTTGAAATGTCTCTAGATACTTCGGAATACCATCCCATATTATTCTTCGTCGTCCTCGTCGATGTCGGAATCTAAATCAAGATAGTAATTAATTGCATCATCTAGATGACCATCAACTCCTAGCAAAGAATGAAAAGTTTCGTCTGAAACTCCATAATCTGCTAGGATGTCGACAAACTTTTCGGCAGCAATAGTTACAGTTTTTTTATCGGCGTATTCTTTAAATAACATCCAAATGTCTGCAATTTGTTCTTCGTTCATTAAATTATTCCTCGGTATGGGTTAGTTCTGCTTCTTTTTCAGCTTCGTCGATATTTACCAACGATATCTTTTTATTGGGCATATCTTCCATAACGCGATCTAATAAACTACCAGTCCAATTTTTACGATACTCAAGCATCACTTCACCTTCGCTTGTAATGTATTGGTATCTATTACCTATCTTTTCTAGTAACCCGTATTTTTCAAACAAATCAAACAATCCGCTATAAGGATCCATTCCTGTTTCATAAGGAATCTTAATTTGTACGCCTTCAAACGGTTTAGCATATCGAGTTTTCATAACTTTACATGCTGCTCGAATTCCGTGTACTTCGGACGTTTTGTTGCCGTCTTCGTCTTCTTTTAGTTTTAGCTTTTTAATAGCTACAACAATCGAAGATGCATAAATGAAACCAGAGCCGCCACTAATCTTATCATCTGGGTCAAACATATCTTGACTTGCGTAAGTGTGATTAGTTGCTACTAATCCAACATTGGCATTACCAAACATGTTAACACAGTTGGTAACAAGAGCTTTAAGTGCTTTTGCCTTACGACCCATGTCGCCTTTCATGTCACCTGCGTCAAACTGATTGATTTCAGTAGGCGTCATAAGCATACCTAGCGAGTCGATCACAAACAATACTTTAGGTCTGTCAGTTGCAGATAAATCTCGATAATCCTTCATGAATGTCGAAATTGTTTTTGCAACGTCGTCGATCATTGCCATATTAAGTTTTAACAACTTGTCTTCGCTAGTATCTACACCAAGTGCTGTTAACCACGATTCATCAAGAGCATTTTCGGAATCTACAAGGATAACATAGATACCTTGCTTTTGTGCGTCTTTTATAATATTGCCTGAGCAAATATAGGATTTGCCTGCACCAGATTCGCCTGCAAATACTGACACTTTTCCTAATGGAACACCTTTGTGAAAGTCTCCGCTAATAAGATAATTTAATGCATAACTGCCTGTAGAAATCCAATCAGTGGGGTCATTAAAACCGGCACTCATGCCGGTTATAGATTTAGTTAAACTGTTTCTAAATTTAGTTGGGTCAAATGTTTTGCTAGCCATTAAGTATCTCTCTTAATAGTTAAAGCATCACGAATTAAGTCAACAAGATCGTCTTCGGTTGAACAAAGAACTTTTGCTGTAGACCACTCGTCGTCGCTATCTCTACCCGTTGCTTCGATCATGAAGCCGTTGTCGTAAATGTTTATAATAAACGTTTCGCCTAGTTTATTGAGCTTGTCGCTGAGTTTTGTAATTTTAGCCATAATTATCTCCTGTGAAAAAAGTAGTAGGGGATTTCTCCCCTACTTTTTATTGATTTTGACGAGCGCGAATCATTGCAAGAATATCTTGTGCACCACCTGATGCTGGTGCAGACTCTTGCTTTGCTGCCGGGGCAGCAGGTTTAACAGGAACTTCGATATCGTCATCTTCGTCGACAATTGCTGCTACTTTCTTGCTAGTAGTTGCTACAGGATCGCCTGTTTTTGCCGATACACCTGCAGGTCTAAAATACTGACTCCAACGGTCTGCGTCATATGCTTCACCATCAACACTTGCTTCAAACATTTCTGTCAGCACTTTAAGTTCAATTTCAGTTGGTTTCTTAGGCAAGAAATCTGAAAGATTAAACAATCCGTGAGTGTTAATTGCTTGCATTTCTGTGTCAGTTAGTGGTCTGCTTCTACGAGCCCAATTTGAAGCACCGTAATCTGCAAACCCGCCCTTGCTGCCTTTGTTAAGTCTAAAATCAACTCCGGCGGTAAAGTCAGTTGGCAGCTCTTCCATGTCAGGATCCATTAGTGCTGCTTTAATAAGTTGGAAAATTTGTGGTCCGATAATAAATCTACGAATCGGATTTTCAGGAACAGTGTCCTCTTTCAAAGGATTATCAGTAACAAAACCTTGGAAGATATAACTACGCTTCTTCCAATACTTACGACCCATATCTTCTAGTGTTGGGTCTTTGAACCAGCCACGTACTTCGTTTAGAATTGGGCACGATTCACCATACATTTCCATGCACGGAACTTGTACTTGTACTGGACGCGAATCTGTTTCGCCTTTAATTCCAGCAAAAGGAAGCTTGATCATCAAGCGTTCTGCCCAAAAGAATGTATTGTCTGGATTACCGTCTGGTAAAAAACGAAAGGTCGTTGTTTGACCTTCTTGCATATTCCAAAATGGATATATTGCATTGTCGCCGCCGCCAGTGCTGGCTCCCGACGAACGGGTTTCTTGTTCTTTAAGTTTTGCTCTAATTTCTGATAATGATGCCATAGTAAATGCCTCCTATAATAATGCCTATGTGCTTAATAATTTTTGTGCCTAGTATTGTGTAGCACATTTATAATACTACACAATATTATTTATCTGTCAATCAAAATATTTAATTATTTTCGGTAATAAAAAAATAAGCGTAGTGTTTCCACTACGCTTAAATTCAAACACCAGCTAGGTGTTTGATCATTTCTGTTTCTGGATGAGATGAACTTTGTATTTTTTCCATTTTATTTTTAGTTGATATAGCCTCAACTTTTTTAATAAATTCTACGGCAGGTTTAACATATTGATCGCCGTAATCTTTTTGCACCGCAGTTAAAACTGCTGTTTCGCCTTTTGGAAATTTTCCTGTTTCTCTGTCAAAGTATGATAATATAAATTCTCCTAATGGAGTTTGTGATTTTTTCGGAGACATAGATAGTGGGGATGATACTGAGTCATTTGGCACAGTTGCATCGTCCTTCATTGCTGCTGGTTCGTCAATGTATTGGAAATTCAATTGCTTTAATGTTCTCGAATCGCCTGCGTCAATATATGCGCCTAATCTTTTTAAGTGGTATGCTGCATCTTCGTCGCCTTGTTCAGCTGCTGTTTGTAATGCTTGTCCTAACGGTGAATTTACTGGACTAGTAGCTTTCATAGCCCCGTATCCTGTTAATCCTAAAAGAGCAAGCATTGCTAATTTTTTTCCTAAACCTTCATCAACAGACTCGTTTCTATTTGCGCCAACTGTTACTGCTGGTTTGTTAAATTTAAGTAAGTCACCTTTATCGTTTACAATGCTGTCAAACTGAAGAGAGTATACATAGTGGCCGTCGCTGTCTTTTTCTGGATTTCCAATAATATAACGACCGTTTGCAACCAAATCAGTTGCTTGCATTTTCTTTGCTGTAATTCTTAATGATGGCATAACGTTTCCGCCTGCTTTTCCTCTATTACCGGTTATAGAAAACCCTTCGCTTCTAAGCAATTCTTCCATTCCGGCAAACTCATCGAGGTTAGCAATAACTAGTACTGGGCCTGGAGAAATTTTTGCGTAGAATGCTTGTCCTTCGTCGTATCCAAGCTCAAACAAATCTTGCGACAATTCTTGCATGAATTTTACATTGAAATCAAGTGTTGCGTCCGCTGTAACTTTCTTAGCACTTGATATTCTTGCATCTAATTTTTGTTTAATTAATTCCACAGCCTTTTGTGCTTTATTTGCGCCAGTTTTTACTCCTTCGACTTCACGAGCTGTTGCTGCGCTCACTGCTGTAGCTACATGCATGCCGTTTGCAATTTTGTCTTTGCTAACATAGATTATAAAGCCGTTGTAATTGTTGTCTGCTGCGGTCCAGTTTTTATCAGTAC